CAATATGGCACAGAGTAAAAATACTGTACGTAGTTGGAATGGCACAGCATGGAGAAATGCTGCATCAAACAATTCAGATGGCAGTGGCGCATTTGGTAGATTTGCTCAACGTAAAGTTGTAGCGGCTGGAATGCAAGCAGTAGTAGCAGGAGCAGATTTACGTGAAGAGCAGTACGCATATAGTTTACTAGCAGCACCTAACTATCCTGAACTAACAGACGAATTAGTAACACTAAACAGTGACCGTGGTGAAACAGCATTTATTATTATTGATACACCAATGCGTAAAAATGCAACTGAAGCAATCAGTTGGGTTAAAAATAGTAACGTTGCTACTGAAAATGGAGAAGATGGCTTAGTAACAAATAATACTTACAGTGCCGCATACTATCCAGCAGGTAGTTCAACAGAGCCAGTTACAGGTAAAACAGTAGTTGTTCCAGCAAGTCATATGGCACTATACACATTTGCTTATAACGACAACATTAGTTTCCCATGGTTTGCTCCAGCAGGATTAACACGTGGTGTTGTACAAAACGCAAGCTCAGTTGGTTTTATTACTAGTGAGAATGAATTTAAAGCAATTACACTAACGCAAGGACAGCGTGATGAAATGTATCAAAACAAACTAAATCCAATTACAACATTTATTGGACAAGGTACAGTTATATTTGGACAGAAAACATTAGCAAGTACAACAACAGCACTTGACCGTGTTAACGTTGCTCGCTTGGTGGCTTACTTACGTGAACGTTTTGATGAGATTGCTAGACCATTCTTGTTTGAACAAAACGACGAACAAACTCGTGCTAGAGCAGCACAAGTGTTTGAACGTTTCTTGGCAGATATTTTAAGCCGCAGAGGTGTAACAGACTTTGCTGTTGTGTGTGATACAAGCAACAACACACCAGCACGTATTGACCGTAACGAATTATATATTGATGTGGCAATTGAGCCAACTAAATCAGTAGAATTTATTTACATTCCAATCCGTATTGTTAACAGTGGTACACTATCTAACGTATAAAAAGACTAAAATAACTACAAACTTAATGGGCGCCTAGTGCGTCCATTTTTTTTCACTGATTTCTTATAAATAGTATTAGCTAGTATAGAGGAGACTAACATGGCAGTATTAACAACACTAGGTGTTCCAGACAATTCAGGAATCGCCACTACTATTATGCCAAAACTACAGTATCGTTTCAGAGTTAAATTTGAAGGCCAAGGCTTTAGTTCTACACCAACAAGAAATGTTATCAGCGCAGGTAGACCTGGATTGACACATGAGCAAGTACAAGTTGATGCGTATAATAGTAGAATTTACTTAGCAGGCAAACACACATGGGAACCTGTAAGTATTATATTACGTGACGACATTGATGGCGTTACACTAAGAGAATTAAATCAACAACTTAATAGACAAGTTGACCACGCTAACCAAAGTAGTGTAAGAGCGGGAGCAGGATATAAATTTACGACTGTAGTTGAAACACTTGACGGTCAAAATCCAACACCAGGTGTACTAGATACATTTGAACTTAGCGGGTGCTACATCACAAACATTCAGTATGGCGAAATGGCATACAGTTCAAGTGAGCAAGTACAAGTTACAGTACAAATTCAGTATGATAATGCTGAAATTTATGACGCCGGCGATGTTGCTACACTTACTGGTAACAGTGGTGATAATACATTAGTTAACGCAACAGGTTAATATTTAATGGGACTAAGTTCTAATACTGGCTTGTTTAATCGTGCTGCAGATATATATGGTGTCGATGACATTGTAATGCGCAAGCGACCTAGACAAAAATTTAATTTTAGTGTCTTTATGACAATTGATAATTCCCTTACCCTTAGCGACGAGAGCTATGGTAAGGGGTTTCAATTTGAAAAAATAATGGGTGTGACATTGCCAGACTATCAATATAATGTAGTTAAGGTCAATCAATATAATCATCAAAGATCTGTAACAACCCGACAGGAAATTACACCAGCAACAATAACATTTTATGATACTGTTGATAACCAGTTTCAATCATTATTAACTGATTATTCTAAATATTATTATTCACAAGGACTTGGGCCTATCCAAACACTAGCTAGTAACGCAACTAATCCTGATGTAGGTAGCTTATTTGGATTAAACGCAGTTCAAGCTAATGGTAGATTTTTCTTTAATCAGATTGATATTTCAACAATAGATAATACAATTAATGGATCTAAAGAAGGTAGAACAATTACAATGACTAATTGCTTAATTTCCAATGTGTCACACGATTCACTAGCTTATGCTGATAGTAGTCCAATTACTTGGACTGTTCAGTTTCAACCAGAGCATGTAGAATTCAAAACAACCCCCAAACCTGAATAATTAAACATAAATACGTATATAATGGCATCTAAGTTTCAACAAGGAATATTCACACCTAGAAATTTATCTAGGTATATTGGTAAACATTCACCGAGATATCGTAGTGGATGGGAATTAAAATTTATGAGATTTTGTGATACACATCCTAGTGTAGTAGCCTGGGCAAGTGAAAGTCATCGCATACCATATTTTCATCCAGTTAAAAATAAGCAAACAATGTATGTGCCAGACTTTTTTATAGTGTATGAAGATGTAAACAAAAAAAGACATGCTGAGTTTATAGAAATTAAGCCTGCTGGACAAATACTTGGCAATGCTAGAAGTCCAGCGAAAAAAGCCGCCGCAGTAGTAAATGAAGCTAAATGGCAAGCAGCAAAGTTATTTGCTTCAAAACAAGGCGTAGGATTTAGAGTACTAACTGAGAATGAACTTTTTAATAATCCTAAGAAAACAAAGAAGAGAAAAAAATGAGTAAAAAAATTGAAGAAGTTTTTAACATGGCTAGTCCAGAAACGCCAGCACAAACTACAGCAGAAGAAACTGGGTTTGATTTAGAATCAATGCAACAAGCATTAGACACTGCTGATAAAATTGACCAAGCATTACCAGCAGTGCGTGATTTAGAGTCACTTGATAAAGACATGGATGAGTATGCTCAACAAGCAATGGATGCGTTTAAAGACCTTATGGATCTTGGACAAAACGTAGAAGACAGACATGCTGCTCCAGTGTTTGATAGCGCAAGTAAAATGATGACAAATGCCATTACAGCTAAAACAGCAAAGATGGACAAAAAATTAAAGATGATTGAGATGCAAATGCGCAAACGTAAACTTGATTTAGAAGAAAAGAAAGTTGAAATGCAAATTGCCAAGCTCAATGACACCCCAATTGATGGCGGTCCTATTGAAGGAGCTGCCGAAGAATTTGACCGTTCTAGCCTTATTAACGACATTATGGCAAAAGTGGCAGAATCTAAGAACGGTGATAAATAACTATAAGATAGGATAATATTATGAAAAGTTTAAAGCAATATTTGGCAGAATCTTAGAAAACATACAACTTCAGACTACGTACTGTGGCTGAAATGTCAGATGATCAACTAGATAAATTAGAGAAGCACTTAGCAAGATACAATGTAGAGAGCGTAAGCGCACCTAAGACTAGTATTATTCAAAGAAGCCCAGCTGGGTTTGGAGACATTGGCCCGAGTGCAGTGTCTACTTTGGAAATCGTAACACACCTACCATGTACTCCAAATGTAATGCAAGAAGAAGTTGCGGCTTCAACTGGTATTAGTATTGGAGCAATTAGAGTATATAATGAAGGTGAGTTTATCGACGAAGAAGAGGATTTAGAGAACGCTACTGATGATGAAAGCAAAAGTGTATTAGCAGATGCTGATTATAGCGAAGCTGAAAAAGTAGAACATAAAGACAACTTTGGAAATGAATTTGTTTCAAACTTTGTTAAGAACTTACCTAAATCAGAATTAAATAAAGAATATAAGGTATAAAAAAATGGATTTAAGAGACTTAGTAAAATTAGCAGGAATTGTAAACCCAGAACTTCTTAACAGAATTGAAACAACAGCAGAAGTTGAAGAAGCAGAGGGCGCAGGATTCGAACAAGCAACAACAGCCCCAGATGAACAAATGATGGATGACCCAATGCAATCAATGGGTAGTGATGTAGATACAAGTTTACGCCGTTACTTGAAAGCAAAAGGCGATCATGTTAGTGTAGATGAAACTGTGTATCCAGACCACACTGTAGAAAGTGTAAGTGAAGCATACGCATCATTTAAAGAAGGTAGTGCTGAAGATGAGAAAGCAATAAGACGTGCTTTTGATAAAGCAGACGAACCAGAGCGTGGCGAGAAAAGAAAAAAAGTATCTCTTAAAAAAGCACCATGGGAAAAAGACGACGATGATAAAGTAGACGAAGCAAAAGTTGAAGAAGATGATATTGACGAAAATGCTTTTAATCAAGCGGCGGCAGCAGCAGCAAGAGCTAATAAGTCAGAGTTCGAGTTTGGTGGCAAGACACATAAAACTACAATGAAAAAAGATACAGCACACAAACTATCAGATAGCATAGACAGTGAACTAGCAGTACTTAGAAGAAACGCAGGTATTTAATATGGCACATTCAAAAATAGATAATACATTTAATGGAGCAATGGATAAACTAAAAGAACTTAGTAGTGTATTCCGTGATGGCGGCAAGCTAGAAGCAGCTTGTGGCGATGATTGTGATTTAGGAGATGTAAGATCTGCTTTTGAAGAATTAATGGGAGCAATGCGTGAAGCACATACAGAAGCAACCATGGAAGAGTCAATAAATGAAGGCGGCATGAAAGACAAAATGATGGACGATGCTGAAAACATGGACCATGATGATTTTTGTCAAGAGTATATGGCACAAGGCGTTAGCAAAGAAGAATGTGACGAAATGTGGAAAAGCATGAACGAAGACGTACAAGAAGCAGGCGCACCAGACTACAACCCATCACGTGGCGAGTATGATAGCAACCGTGAATACGGTATGTTTAGTGACGAAGGCAATGCTGAAGTTGCTGAAGTTGTAGACGATATTGTTAAAAGACACGAAGCAGGTGAATTTGATAGTCCAGAGCGTGCTATTGATGCCGCTATGTCAGACTTAATGAACTTAGCAGATGATAACGATAATTTTGCTGAAGCAGGCGATACAGATGTTAGAGATCAAGTAGCACGTGACTTAGATAGTCGTATTGGTCGTGATAGTGGATTTGGTGAAGCTATTGAATATATGAAAAAATTAGCAGGACTAGAATAATGAAAACATTTACTGAATATTTAAAAGAAGGCGAAAAGAGTTGGAAACAAACATCAATGTCTCCAGCAAAAGCTATGAAAGAATACGGCAAAGAAAACGTAAAAGTTAAAAAAGGCGGACTACGTAATGGCGATGACATGGTAGAAGTATATGTAGAAAACTATCAAGATCGTTACAATGCAGTAGCAAGTACAGCAAACGCTATTAAAGTAGGTAAAAGCAATGCTTCAATGCCACAAGACGCAGTACGTAAAGTATCAGGCGATAGTTCATATACACATGCAGATAATCCATTTTATCAAAAAAAAGCAGATGATCGTAAAAATGATGGACTAGGTAAAAATGCGGAGATTATTAAGCGTATGAAACCTGGCGCAGATGGTAAGTTTGTATGGGGTAGAGATAAATTAGGAGAAGAAACCAAAGGTTGTTCAGATTGTGAATACATGAAAGACGAAACTGATGGTGAAATTGATACATGTGATGAATGTGCTGCTGAAGAAAGAGCTAACGCTAGAGCTAAAACTAACGAAGCAGGCGGCTATTATACAAAACCAGTATACGATATGATCGAACAACATGGTATTGAAAAAGTAATGCACGAACTATTAACTGCCTTAGACGCAGATGTTATACAAGATGCGTTGTCAAGAATGGGCGAAGGCTTAGGCGAAGAAGCAACAGCAACATGTGAAGATTGTGGATGTACAATTGGCCAACCAGAAACAGGATGTGAATGCAACAATGATGCGCATACACACGCACACGAAGAATTAGATTACTTGCGCAAACTAGCGGGTATATAATATACAACCCTTAATTACAGGCTTAAGGTTTACATTTGGGGAAGCTGACAAAACAATTTGTCGCTTCCCCTTTTTTAACTTAACATAAGTATTAGTATGTCAGTAGATACAAAATTAACTAAAACCCCGTACACAAAAGAAAAATACACAACGCATGAGTTACAAGAACTCGCTAAATGTGCTATGGATCCGCAGTACTTTATAACTGAATATGTTTGGATTCAACACCCTACTAAGGGTAGACTTAAATTTGAGTTGTTTGATTACCAAAGAGAACTATTAAATTCGTATCACGATCACAGATACAGTATTGCTCTTATTAGTAGACAGATGGGTAAATCAACTGCGGCGGGCGCATACTTGCTGTGGTATAGTATGTTTATTCCAGATCAAACTATTCTAATTGCGGCGCACAAATATAGTGGCGCACAAGAGATTATGCAGCGTATACGTTTTGCTTACGAACTACTACCAAACTTTATACGTGCTGGTGTTACAGCATATAATAAAGGATCACTAGAGTTTGACAATGGTAGCCGTATTATTGCTCAAGCAACTACAGACAATACTGGACGTGGTTTAAGTATATCGTTAGCGTACTTAGACGAGTTTGCGTTTGTGAGACCTACTATTGCTCGTGAATTCTGGACAGCATTGTCACCAACACTTAGTACAGGTGGTAAATGTATCATTACAAGCACACCAAACCAAGACGATGACCAGTTTGCTCGTATTTGGCGAGAAGCACTAAAGACAACTGACGCATATGGTAATGAAAAAGAAACTGGTAAAAATGGGTTTAAAGCATACAGTGCTGATTGGAAACATCATCCAGACCGTGACCAAAAATGGGCAGATGAAGAAACAGGTAAAATTGGTGAGGAGCGATTCCGTCGTGAACACCTAAATGAATTCATTGCCTTTGATGAAACACTTATTGATAGTGTAAAGTTGTCGTTGATGGAAACCAAAGATGTACTCAAGAAAACTGGGCAAGTACGTTGGTATAGACCATTCCAAAATGGAAAAACTTATATTGCTGGATTGGATCCAAGTTTGGGTACAGGTGGCGACAACAGCGCAATACAAATATACGAGCTTCCTGGTATGCGACAAGTAGGAGAGTGGATGCACAATAAAACTCCTATACAAGAGCAAATAAGAATATTACGTGGAATGCTTACTGAAATACAATCAGGAGCACCTGAATCTGAAATATATTGGAGTGTAGAAAACAATACACTAGGAGAAGCGGCACTAGTTGTTATTAATGAAATGGGTGAGGAAAACTTACCTGGCACATTTATATCTGAACCTAGACGTGCTGGATCAAGCAGAGGTTATAGAAAAGGGTTTACTACTACAAACAAAAGTAAGTTAGCAGCATGTAGTAAATTTAAAAACTGGATTGAAACTGATAAAATGGAAATAGCCAGTAGTACACTACTACGTGAAACAAAAACATTTGTTGCTCGTGGTGCTAGTTACAGCGCAAAAGAAGGCGAAACTGATGACTTAGTAATGTCAGCATTGCTGGTGGTTAGAGTCGCACAACAAGTAGCACAGTATGATGAAGTTACATATAACGAGCTTAAAGATAGTTTTAGTGATGAAGAAGATCTAGCACCTATGCCATTTACGTTTTTGGTATAAATACATTATATAGAAAGTTAAAGAGATATGTTGAGTTCAGAATTAGTTGCAGAAAAGATGTTTAAAATACTCAAAGGCAACGGTCACGATTTAAAATTGTATACTGATGAGGGTGCTGATACAGTAGACCCTGCAGAAGCTAGACGATTTTTTATGATAGACACTGGAACTATGATTAGTTTAGATGAAACTGAAAATACTCGTAATATAAAAGTAAGTTTAGGATCAAATGTAGATCATCAATCAATAAAAGAAACACTAGGACAGATTAAAACTTTGGCCAACCGTAGTATTATTGAATACACACTAAAGAATTTCACCAAGTCAATTGAACCAAAAGATTTCGACTACCAAGCTCAAAAGGTAAAAGACATGAATCAAGATACAGTAAATGAAGGCATCGGAGCCGCATACGGGAGTAGCAAAAGTAGCTACCAAAAATTAGAAAGTGCTAGACTTGTTATTAAACATAACAAAGCAGTGAATGAAGAACAGCGTGGATCACGTAGTAGAAACATTCAAGCCATCTATATTGAAAATGCTGAAGGCGAACGTTACAAGTTTCCAAGTAATAACTTAGCAGGCGGCAGAGCTATGCTACGTCACGTACAAGCTGGTGGTAATCCAATGGATGACTTCGGCAAACATATCGCAGAACAATGTTCAGAATTAAAGAAACTTAAAGAGTTTAGACGTTATAGTGAAAAGAATGGACTTGTTAACGAAGATACAGCAGATATTGTAGAAGCAGTTATTGGACGTATTAACAGTATACGTGAAACACTTAACCGTATGAAGGGCGCAAGAACCTATTCATCAATGATTGAAGCATTTGAAGCCAGCGATGAGCAACTGGACGAAAATGGACTAGATGATATCAAAACAAAATTTACAGTACATCACTTTGATGAAAATGTAGAAGGCGCACTACCTTATGTTCAGTCACTTGTAAAAGAAATGCAAGAAGTACGTGAACACAATAC